GATACAGCGGCTTCCGCCGATAAAAGATGCACACTTCTTCCACTTGCCGCATGGGCTGCACCTTGGCAAAAACGTGGCCGGTCTTGATGTTTTTGACCCAGTACCAGGTGTACCGGTACTGACAAATGTTGCTGTGGATGAGCCGGGTCGTAAACGGCTGGGACGAGAACAATGCAATGGCACCGTTGGCCTTGACCACCCGCTCATACATCCGCCACATGGCGTCGAACGGCAGCACGCTGTCCCCCCGGCAGTCTGTGACTCCATAGGGCGGGTCTCAGAGCACCATGTCAATGCTCCCGTCCGGGATCTGTTCCGCCAGCTCCAGGCAGTTACCTCGCAGCAGTTTGATTTCATCGTTTTTCACGTTTTCACCTTCCTTCCGGCCACGAAAATAGGGACCGCCGCGCGAACGGAAGTCCCCTAAAAGCTTTGCTTTTGTTCATTTTTCGTTCCCCGTTTGACGGCGGGGGATCGCCGCTATTATGGCCGCCCTGGGACACATCGCAAAGAGGTGCGGGCAGTATATCCGATGCTATTTGTTTATTTCGTCCCCCCTGCGCCCTCCCACTCTGGGTGAGAGGGCGCGACAACAGAAAAGAAAGGAGGAACTCCATAGCGGTCATCCGTCACCCGCTATGGGATGATACTATTTTCTCACACTTTTTTGGCTGTTTAACGTAATCTTTTACTCCTGGGAATTTTTTCGCGCGGAATTAAGTGTCTGTGATAAGCCACCAACCGGATAAACTCGCCATGGAAATCCTCTGCCCTGGACTTAGAGTACCCCACATCGTAGGCCGCTCCCTCAATGGTTTTCCAGTAGCGTTTCCAGTAGATCAGCTCGATGAGCCGGAGCCGGTCGCGTCCGTTTGTCATCTGCTCCGTCTCTTTCACCGCTGCCGTAATGGCAAGGTAGATTTGGTAGTCCCCATCGTACAAGCGCTCTAATGCCGCCGTCTCCGTTGTTCTGCCTGTGGCGCTATCGTGACCTACACCCTCCGCATATCTCGCCGTCAGCGCCACATCAGGCGTCTCATAGCGTTGTTTTAGCTTCGGATAGGCTCGCAGGGCGTTTTGGATGCTGCCCCACCACCAGTATCTGGGCTTACTCATCGGCTCACCCGCCTCTTGTACCGCTCTGGCTCGATGACCCAGAGGCCAGTCTCCTCATGCAGCGTCTCGTTCAGGTCAATCACGCTGGCAAAGTTCCCAACGACCGTGTCCATCAGACTCTGGATGTGGCGTCTAAAGTCTGCAAGTCTGGTCTTGCCAAACCCATACTTGTCGTGCAGCGTGGTCATGGCAAACAGCAAGACCACATCGTAGGCCAGGTTGACCATGTCTGCCCGTGACGCAGGCTTCGCCTTGTCCGGTTTCCGCCTGGCCTTCGCCCGTCGTTGCTGTCGATTCATCGCACCACCCCTCTCGCCTTATACTGCCCATAGCTCACTCCCAACTCCGCCGCCCTGGCAGCATCCAAGGACAGCGGACTGAGCGCCCGGTACCGCTGGTATGTACGCTCCACGCCGCAAGTCCGATCGTGACCAGTCTCCTGGAGGCAGGCGCAGTACATCGTTTTGCTTTTCGCGCTGTCCATGTGCTGCCAGTAGAGGCAATCCTTGCATGGGTTGGCGGTTTTGGTGGCTGTGGGCTTTGCCGGCTTTATCAGTTCTGCGGATTCTTCGGACGGCCTTCCCAAGCGCTTCATCAGCTCTTCCAGCTGTTCGATTCGTTCTGGCGCCGGAGTCTGCTTCTCTTTTTCCCAACAGTACACGGTCAAGGTGCTGACTCCGATCATGGCGCCGAGCTTTTCTTGGGTGAGCCCCGCTTGCGCCCGAAACGCCCTAATCTCTGCTCCTGTCATGCCTCATCCTCCTCCGGCGGTGTCTCTAATCTCGCCCACAAGCGCACAATCCCTGTTGCCTTGTTCGTATTCCATACCAAGGGGGTATCTTCTTCTGCCCATTATTTTGCGCTCCTCCTTTCAGTCACTCGCACACTGGTAATTGCAGTGCCCGTCGTACCACGCGCCGCAGTCCTCCTGGGCGCATTTATCTCGCGCAAAGGCCGTGGTCTCGACGGTCTCTTCTTTGCCGTCTTCGTCCGTGCAACGCTCGACGATGGTCTTTCTCAGTTTCAGGCTGTATGGGCAAATCATCTCTCATCCTCCTCCAATGTCGGCACCGGTACAAGCTCCACCAGCCCCTTGCACACGTAGTGAGTACAACTCACCATCGCCGTCCCTGCCGGGTCTGTGCTGTGCCTGCATACGTGGCGATGCAGGCAGGTGTCGCATAGGTTACGTTTTGTCATCGCGACATCTCCTCTCCGCACGAGCAATAATCGCGCCAGTAGGTCGGCACCCCCAGGAGCGTGCAGTCCCTACAGACAAACTCGCCAGGCTTATGGTTGCTCCAGTGCTTGCAGTCCTTGCACCGCACCAGTGTATCCTTTATCGGCGGCTCATGCCGCTCCTTGAGCGCATCCAGCAGCAACAGCCGCACGCCTGCCAGCGCAGCGTAGACCACATCGTTCTGCCAGATGTCCCGACTCTGCCCCAGCTTAATCATGCCATTCTCCACGGCGTCCAGGGCTTCCATTCCGTCAACTCTGTTCATCGGTGTCCTCCTCGTCAAACTCGTACTTGTCAAAATCGTTACAAACGGAACACGGCTCGCTGCCAATGTAGCTGCCCCTATGTTTGCATCTGAGACAACCCCCGTACCCCCGACGGACACCGAACCGCGCCAGGAATCTGTCTAATTCTTCTTCGGTCATGTCAAAAAACAATTTGTCATGACACAGTCTATACAAGTCCGAGTCTTTGCCGTCGATGGAAGTTTTGCTTAGCGAGCAACGAGAACACTCCAGCTTGCGTCTGCAATACATGTTCGCCGTTTTGGCCTTTGCCGTGCGGCGCAAAGCGTCATCCGCCTTAAATACCTCCAGCATTTTGGACAACTCGTCCATCGTCATATCTTTTGGGTCTCGTCCCATGCAGTGACCATAACTCAGATTTTTATCGACCGGGCATTCGGAGCACATCCGCTGGTCACAATATGCTTCTACTTCTTTCAGCGTCCGCTCATACCTCTTTTTCGCTTCGTCCGACGCTCCCGTGTTAATCGTTTTCTGGCTGCGCTCATCACGATTGCTTTGGATTGCGCCACCACAGGCGGCGTAACCAGCCAGGTCAACCCAGTTGTCCACGCCGCTGCTGATACGCGCGATTTTGAGCAGCGCCATCATGGCTGCCACATCATCCGCGGCAACAAAGACATATGCGTTGCTGCTCACACAACAGTTTTTGAGATACACCATCCAGAGGTCTGCGATCACCGCAAAATTGTCTTCCGGGCTGCCATACTGCTGCTCGCGCTCACCATTCACGCACTGGAGCGCTTCTTTCAGGATTTCTTCTCGGGTCATTCCTTCGCCTCCTTCATCAGTTTGAGCTGCACCTGTATCTCATCAACCATCCTGGCCGCCATCTTTATCTTGGTTGTGGCGGCCTCCAGTTTTGCCCACAACGCCTCGTTTTCCTCCCGCAGGCGGGCATTTTCCTCCAGGACGGCGTCCAGGGTCTCCGTTGTTACAATCACTTTGGCACCTCCTCCGTGATTTCGATTTCTGCTCGCGGCTTGTCCGACTTGTACACCACCCGGCTGCCGTCGTGCCCGACCACGATCTTGGCATTATCGTCAGCCAGGATACGGGCATCCACCAGGATGTCCAGCGTCGCTTCCAGCAGGTTAACTAGGTCAACTTTTCGAGCAGTTGGCATGTAATACACGCATTTCACGTTGACCGGGTAGTCAACGGCACTATGTGGCCTTACCGGCATGAGCTGATACAGCGCCGCTTTTTCGTACTCCACAAACTGCTTGCTGGGGATGATCCTCGGCTTCCCCCGCACCAGGATGATGCGTGAGCTGTTCTTCTTCGTGACCGGTGTCCCCTCAATGCAGAGTTTCATAAGCTCACAACCCTCCTTAGTCGGTAATTTTTGCCCCTGTCCGGCGCCACTGTCACGCAGTGCCCGGCGGCGTGCTGGGCGATACGTCCGGCGATTGCCTCGTCGATGTCGGCGATCTCGTCCAACGACAACTCGCTGGAGATGATGGTCAGCAAGCTCTTGTCGTTGCTCCGGTAGTTGAGCAGCTCGAACGCGATCCGCACGTCGGCTTCTGACGGCGTCATTCGCCCGTACTGGTCTCTGGCCGCTTTAAAAAAGTCGTCGATGTACAGCACCCTCACCGTCTTCCACTCGCCCAGCATCTCCCCATACTCCGGCGAGTTCGCCACGGCCTTGAGCTTGCGCAGCTCGTCCCGCCAGACCATGTAACGCAGCCCCATGCCATCCTTGAGCAGCTGCACCGCCACGGCGGAGCAGAGGTGCGTTTTGCCGCATCCGCTCTGTCCGCCCACGTACAGCCACCCAGTGCCGCCAGCGCGGATGTCCTGCGCGTATCGCATCGCCGCCTCTTTCAGGCGTTTCTGCCATTCCTCCGTCGCTGCGTAGCGGCGGAAGGTGTACGTGCCCACCACGTCCTTGAGCCCGGAGCGCACCAGGCGGCGGATACTCCGCCTGGTGGTCATGCACTTGCATTCCCGCACTCTGGTCTCCCAGAGGCCACTCTCGGTCTGCCGGTTGGTCATGATGACACCCTTGTTGTGGCACTCCGGGCAGTCAACTCCGCCCAGGCTCGTGCTATTGAGATTACCAGCGGCGGCGTTGAACTCTTGCGTCCGCCGCTTGCACAGTTCCCGCTGCGCTTCCCGGGGTGACATGTCACAGGACGGTGCCCCAGGTAGGGCGCTTTTCAGCGCTTGTCCCAGCGATTCCATCGTTTTTCCCCCTTTCCGGCGCGTTCAGGTAGCCCTCAAACTTCGACCCGAAAAGCGTTTCCGGGCGCAGGTATGCCCGCATCTTCGGGTCGTGCAGCCACTCGGCGCACTTTTTGTCGATGACGGCCACAAAGTCCTCGACGGTGTACCCCTCCGCCATCCGTGCATGGATCTTGGTCTGGGTCGCTTTTGACTCAGAGCGATAATTTGCCCCTGTCTGCTCGTTCAGGTGCCCAATGATCTGGGCGGCGGCCTGCGCAAGCAGGGCATTATCTATCTTTTTTGTCTTTGTCTTTGCTTTTGTCTTTGTATTGGTATTGGTATCTTTGGTATGCGGTCGTATACAGTCGTATTCGGTCGTATTATTTTCATACGACTGTATACGTTCGTATTCGGTCGTATCTTTTTTGCCCCAACGTTTTTTGATGTTTTCGGCGTTTTTCCGGCAGCTGTCGTCGTATCTACTTTGCGCCCTGTCGATGTCATCAGCGATAAAATCAAAAGCGATAGACTCACGTCCCTCGAGTTCCTGCCGCTCGCCGGTCGCACTATAGTGCATAAGCGCCCGGAATAGCCGCCCTACCTCTTGATCTGATAGTTTCTCGGTTTTTTTCATATAGCTGTTGTAACAGGGCCAATACTCTAGTTGTCCCATATGTCACGCCTCAGAATGGCAGATCGCCGTCGTCGTCGGCCAGCTCATCAAAGCCAGCAGACTCTTGCAATGATCCATCCTCGTTGTTACTCCCGTCCTTGCGGGAGTCTGCAAAATGTACGTTGTCAGTCACGACCTCCGCGGCCACTCGCTTGTTGCCGTCTTTGTCGGTGTAACTCCGCATCTGCAACCGGCCTTCCACCAGCATCATGCGACCTTTGGTGAAATAGCGGGAGACGAACTCCGCCGTGTTGCGCCAAGACACGATGTTGACGAAGTCGGTGTCCTGGCCCTTCTGGTCTTTGCTCTTATAGTCCCGCTCTACTGCCAGCCGGTAGGACGCCACCGGCGTCCCCTGCTGGGTGTGTCTCAATTCGGGGTCAGCGACCAGCCGCCCCTGAAGAAATACCTTGTTAATCATCCCTTTGCCTCCTAGCTTTTGATTTCAGCCCATACAGGCGGCAAAGGGTCTTATCCAGTTGTATGCCGCCATCCAGGTGATACCGTTCAAAAAAGGCTTCATCCGGCATGGTATGGGCTTCTGTGTGGTGCTCCCAGCATAACGGGAGCACCTCCATTCCTTCGTGGCAGATTTCCGTCCGGCTCCGCCCCATGCCGACCCGCTCCACGTGGTGCAGGTCGGCTGCTCTGCCGCAGATACAGCAGCGCTTATTGATGAGACAGGAGTACACGTAGTCCGCCACGTCGTCTACGTACTCCAGCATTGGTTTTCTGGTGGGGATGTCATTGGATACGATAAACCGCACCAAATACCGCTGATAGGCCGCCACGAGGCTCATGGGGGCGTTGGAGAGGGAGAACAGCTTGTCCGCGTTTTCCCCCAACTCGGAAATCAGGAAGTCCAGTTTCCTCGCGTCGTTGACAAATTCCCTTGCCAGTGCCCGCCCCGTGGCGGAGCGCATATCGCCCTGCCACTCTGCGATCTCTCCGATCATCGCCCAGCACATCCGCCGTTGCTTGTCGGAGAGGGGGCGGGAGTCTATCAGCTCGATGCGGCACTCCCGATACCCCCGCTTGACCAGCGTCGGCCAGTCATCATAGTGGGCTTTGATGGTCATCGTGCCGCGCTCATCCACGTCCACAATGGTGCCCACCACAGTGTCAACCGGCGTTTTCACGCGCCATCGCCTCCTGGTGTTCCCGGTGCGCCTGGAGCAGCGCCTTTTGGCAGTCTCCGCAGTAGGTGCCGCCGCGGAACTCTCTGCGGCCAATGTCTGCCACCTGCTCCGGCGTGAGCTGGCGTCCGTCCTTGGCCGTAACGCCTGTGACGGGTTTCCGGCAGCGCTCACAGATGGGGGTAGCTGCGCAACCGTAGGTGTAGACCACTTGGTGACGGCTCACATTCTCGATGACCAGGGACGTGATCTCCCTCCGCTCGTTGTACGCGATGTCCTTCACCCGCAGCCGGTCATAGAGCTTCCGTCCATCTTTGGACAGTTCCACCCGCTCGGCCGGAATCCAAATACGAGGGGCAGTGTACAGCTCTCTCCCAATGCCCCAGTTGACGCAGGCGCGTTTAAAACTGTCGGACGCAAGCCCCTTTTCGGCTTCCGTTTTGCTCTCGGTGCCGGTGTCCTCTTTGGCGACCCACACCATCTTATCGTCGTCCCAGATGGACACAATGCAGTTGGCGTTCTCCCGGCTGTGAGACCGCATCCAGTTCATCGGGCCTACACCCGGCGTCTCATCCAGGATGTTCATGTCGCATCGGGCGTCTTTGTATAGCAGGAGGGTCAACCCCTTGCTACTGATCATCCCCGGTCTGCACTCGATCTCGCTGGCATACAGCGTCCTAAATTTAAGCTCCACGGTGTCCTCCTCACTTGATCTGCATATTCTGTCGTTTCTCCAGTGACGCGCCAGGCACCTCTCCGTCGTTCAGGAGCTTTTTGAGCTCATTTTTGTCGATTTTGGGCTCGGCGTAGGTGACGCAGTCTGTGTGTCCATGGCTCTCCAGGTACTCAACGACCGTGGCGTAGTCGCCGATTACTACCGCCGTGCTATTACGGTAGGTGATAGAGCACTTAGGCGTCTCAAACTTCTGGCCTGCCAGCGCCTCTTGGAGATACCCAGCGATTCGTTCGGCGCGCTTCGCGATGGCTGTCTTCCGTGCCTGGAGCGCCTTCACTTCGGCGGCGATCCCGTCTACGTCTGCCTTCATGTTCTTGATCCAGCAGGCCATGTTCTCCAGCTTCCGATTGCGTTCCATGTCCAGCGCTTCAAACGCCTCGTAGTCCGCGATTTCCCCGGTTTCCGGGTCTACCAGCTCTTGCAGCCGATTATCGATGTCATACAGTGTCATGTTCCTTCCTCCTCATTCCAATATCACACAATCCATGAGCGTCTTCTCAAATTCGTCCAGGCAGTCGTCGCAATAATATTCATGTAGTCCAGCGATCTGATATGCTTCTTCTCCTGCATACAGCTCACGACTGCAGATAGCGCACCATGCTAAAGGCTCTTCCGCCTGTCTGTCCCCGGTCAGCTCCGGGAAGATGTACTTGCTCACTGGCAGCCACCGCTTTTCTCCAGCCACTCCTTGCGGGCAATGGCGCTGTTGTACTTGTCTGCCAGGTAGACCGCACCGTCCAAGAGGACATCGGCGTCACCTTCGGTCTTTGCCAGCAACCACATCAGGTTTTTGATCGTGCGCATCTCTTCTTCGGGGCTCTTATACATTGACTTTTCCTCCTTGGTTTGTTATCATCATGGTGTTCTTTTTCGTTTGCCGTCGTCGGAGTTGCCCCTCCGGCGGCGGCTTTTTACGTTCTGTACGCCTCCAACTCCGGCAGCGCTGCGCAGAGCTTGTCCCAGTTTGCTTTGAGCGCGCCGGTCTCCCACAGCGATACAGTCGCCTGGGTCACTCCGACTATAGCTGCAAGCCCACTCTGGGTCATACCCCGGGCTTTGCGCGCCAGCGCAATGCTTTTCTGCTGGGCGGCGATCCTGTCCTTGTTCGCCTCGTACCACGCCTTCTTCTGGGCGGCGATCTTGTCCTTGTTGGCCTCGCGGTACGCCTTCTTCTGGGCGGCGATCTTGTCCTTGTTGGCCTCGCGGTACGCCTTCTGCCAGGCAGCGATCTTGTCCTTGTTGGCCTCGCGGTACGCCTTCTGCCAGGCGGCGACCTTGTCCTTGTTGGCCTCGCGGTACGCCTTCTTCTGGGCGGCGACCTTGTCCTTGTTGGCCTCGCGGTACGCCTTCTGCCGGGCGGCGGCCCTGTCCTTGTTGGCCTCGTACCACGCCTTCTGCTGGGCGGCGACCTTGTCCTTGTTGGCCTCGCGGTACGCCTTCTGCCAGGCAGCGATCTTGTCCTTGTTCGCCTCACGGTACGCCTTCTGGTAGGCGGCGACTGCTTTTTGTTTTGCCGTCTTTGGGTTGATGATGTCCTTGTCGATGACGTCGAGCGCTTTATACTCATCCCATGTCAGAGCCGCCTCCAGGCACTCCTCCGGCACGTCAGGATATGGGCACTTCAGGCAGTTGTGGTTACACTCAATCATGTCAGACGCCTCCTATATTTGAATAACCTTACCGGTTCCTCTGCGCCGGATACTCCGCAATTTGCCCTCCAGCGTCACCTCCGCTGCCGCCCGGTCACCCTTGCTAGGCTTACCCGCCCAAATGAGGGCACGGTGCATTGCGTACCGTGGGCACTTGTCGTGGCAGACCAGCGTCCTGTCGGTCTCCAACGTGCAGTCTCTGCACGGCCACAATCTCCGCGCCCGGCGCCGCTGCTTGTAGCAGACTGGACACAGCTCCGCCGCGCCGACCGTCACCAGGGTTTGGGCGCTCCACAGGCGCTGGCAGTGGGCGCAGGGTTTACGTACCACGATAGTCACCTCGCTGCCGCATCCGCCCGAAGGCATCCTCTGCTACGCTCAGCAGCAGCGCCGTCGCCACCATCATCGCAACGCCGGGCCAGTGGTTGCCCTCCATCGCCATAGTCAGGCCGGATACCCCGGCTCCCAAGGCCATCAGACCGGACACAAGCCCCACCGTAAACTGGCAGGTATGTTTTACTCCAAGCATTGTTCTTCCCCCCCTCCGGCGATTGTCATTGCGATGACGGATTTGGATACATACTCGCCAAGGCTTTCATCAAACACATTTGCCTGCCCATTGATAAAGCCATCCGTATTGCGTAAGAACCCGCAAATCCGCTCTGCCGCCATAACCAAAATAGGGATGTCGCAATACGGCGTCCCATTAAACAGATCTTCCGCCTTGCGCGAATAATACATAACGCCTTCGGCCAGAACTTTGCGCGCCTCTTCTTCCTGCCCCGCGTCATGGAGCCTTAAAGCTATTTTCGCGTAGTCCAATGTTATCCCTCCTTATACCCGCTTGGTCACGTCCTTGATGATCGCCAGATAGCTGTCCGCAGTGACGTCGATCTCCCGCTTGCCGCCGTGGTCGTACAGCGCGATCACATACTCGCGGTCCTGGTCTCCGTACAGCTCGCAGGACACCACGCCGCACCGAGTCTGGCTCAGCAGCCACCCCAGGTTGCGCACAAACAGACGCCGGTCGTCGTCCCACAGCTGTTCTGCTCGCGTCTCGTCTGCTGGGGTAGGAGACACGTCAGCACTGGGCTCCGGCTCGTACCCGGTGAGGGCGTTGAGCGCTACGTCCAGCGCAACGCTGTCCGCCAACGCCGTTGCATACTCGTCGTTGGTGCTGTCTCCGCTCGATTCATCCCGGTTGTCCCACGACGCGCTTCTCAGTTCTTTCAGTTGCTCTACTGCTTCATTGATAGTCATTTCGTTTCCTCCTCATCCGTCTCGTCGCCTCAGTTGTCTCGTCTGCACCAGCCGACCCCAAGCGTCCGCCGCTAGCCCGTATGTAATCCACTCCGGGCACCACCGCCGCTGGTAGTCCAGCAGACCCTTGCAGCGGCGCTGGATGTATAGGCGGCATTTCGCACATTTGGGGCAGGTGCTGGGGTAGGGTGCGTTCATGCCGGTTCCTCCTTCTTTCACAGCTCCACTCTCCGGATTTCTCCGGTTGGCGTCTTTTCGTCTTCGTCTCCGCGAGCCAGGTACTCCAGCACCTTGTCCAAATCGACCAGCTTCTTGGTGCCAGCCTTGCGGACAGGCACCTTGCCTTGGTTGATGATACTCCGGATGTAATGCAGGGTGATCCGCGTGTCCGGGTCCAGCGCCTTGATTTCGGCCAGGACGTCAGTCGCGATCCTCATTCTTGGGATTCCCATGGTGTTCACCTCCTTCAGCTGGTTTCTTCTCCTCAACCAGTCTTAGGCAATCTGCCGGACAGTTCCATGCCCCTGGCCACGCCGACCAGGATCAACTTTTCGGCGTCCGGCAGGTTCTTCGTCACTTCGTACAGCAGTTCTTCTGGTGCTTTTGTTTTAGTGTTCATGCTTGTGCCTCCTTTCTTGCCCTCCTTTCACTCACGTGGTAGAATGTGGGCGAAAGGGGGTGATTTAATGGAACTAACCAAAGATGCTAAGAAAGTCATCTGCGCTGCGTATGCGGTTTATCTCGAGAAAAGAAAACTCGGCGTCTCGAAATCAAGCGCAAAAACTGTCCAGCGCGAGGATGTCTTGAAGCATCTCCCTGGCATGAGCCTGCAAGATTACAGCGAAACTCGTTCCGAAATAAAGCGTGCACTCGGATGCACCACTTATTGTAATGGTTCGTTCGTCTTGCCGGATTCCGCCATCATCTACATGGAAAACAGATATAAGAACGGACTAAAGGATGTGCTTTCCTTCCTCGCTCAGTTCATTCCTTGAATCCGCTTTCCACCTCGACTCGGTCGACACAGAAACGCAAGGTTACGATCTTGCCATCTGGTTCGACCGGGTCGTTCACTTCTACGGCTACATTCAGCACGGTTCGAACTTCGAAATCATCCAAATACGTGCGGCCATCTTCTGTCATTTTGAAAGTCATCATTTTCACCTCCTTTGTGTGTCTACGAACACATTATATCGCAGCAGAGCACGTCTGTCAACACCATCTAGACGTATTCTTCTTTCTTTTTGTGTTGACAGACGTGTTATGGCGTGGTATTATTCGTTTCGTGAGGAGGTGAAGATATGATTAGCGATCGTATTAAAGAGATTCGCCAAAAGTGCGGGTTGTCTCAGGCGGACTTCGGCAAACGTTTGGGCGTATCCAGAGATGTTGTGAGCAATATCGAAAACGAGCGCCTGAAAAACCCAGGGCAAAAGGAGAGTTTATATAGGCTCATTTGCGCCACCTTTGGCGTGGACGAACACTGGTTGCGCACTGGCGATGGTAAACCATTTCCGCCCAAGCCGGTGGACAACCTGGTGCAATTCGAGACCGCACATCCACATATGACAGACGTTGATAAAGCTCTGATGGAGGCGTATTTCTCTCTGACAGACGATCAAAAAGCTGCCTTCTTGCAATATTGCCTATCCGTTGCGGAGACTTGGCAAGCGCAAGAACGCAAAAAAAGTGCGGCCATCGCAAGAAGCGGTGACCACGCAGATGTCAATCAAGTGTCGAAGGAAGAAGAAGACGCCGTGTTACCGCCCAAGTACACGGGCGATATGTGATGCAAATTGTTGGAGCACCTGCCGTTCCAGCGGGCTAGTATAGTAGCGGTTGCGGCGCTCCAACTCCCGCATCCTGGCCGCACGGAACTCAGCGGCCTGGCGCGAGAGTCCACAAGCCTGCTGGATGGCCTCCGGCGTGACGGCTCCCAGCTCGTGCAGGACGCAGGCGGGCGCCAACAGCCGCGCCGCAAACTGGTTTGCCTGGCGTTCAATTGGGTTGTCCCCCGGGGTCGGTTCTCGGTTGACCGTCGTCACGCCGCCCGGTGCGACATGGCCGAGCACCAAGTGCCCCATCTCATGCGCGATGGTAAACCGTTGTCGCCCTGCCGGAAGTGTGCTGTCGAAGAAAATATATGCGTGGTTTTTGGTCACGGCACAGAACCCGTCCGTCTGCTTCGTCATCCCTTCCAGCCCTAAAAGGGCGATACTCGCCCCTCCGGTTTTGTAATCGGCGAGCACCCAGCCGTAGTGCTCACACACGACCGATGGGCGTACAGGCAGGCTGTTGATGCCGCATTCCAATAAAATTTTCCACGCCATATCTCTGGCAGTCTTGTAATTGTCATAAGACATAAGAAATCACCTCAAAGGTGATTTTAGCGGGGAATTATCCACATTTCATTGCAAAATGTTTTCCTCCGACAGCAACTCTTTCCTTTTTGGAAATCGTTCGTGAGAATCCCCATCGGAAACATCGGTTGAAACTTTTCCAACCGCAATGTATTATGTCAGTATATACCGCAATCTGACGAAATGCGGTAAAATTTACGAGAAAAAGGAGAACTAAAATGGAAGAAAAGAAACGCAACTGGAAGAAAGTTGTCCCGATTGTGGTAGTTGCCTTTGTTTGCTTGCTCGTCGGAGCCGTCGGCGGTGGCGTGACGAGCTACTACACGTATGCGGTTACCCCCAGCGGCAGCCTTTGGAGTGATACCTACGAAACAAAGAGCAAGCAACTCAAAGATCTCCAGAAAGAACACAACG